GTCATAGCATTTGTGTAGAATAATATCCATTTCTTTTTGATGTTGTTCACCCACGTTTTCTACTCCTACCAGCTTTACTAAGAGCAATTGCAATTTTTTGTTTTTTGGCTCTTTTTCTGCCATGCTTTTTCCTTGTTTTTGCCACAGCCTTTGGTTCATTACGATTAACTTCACGAAAAGCAGCTTTCAAGCTCATACTACCTCCTTTAGCTGCCATTTGCAAAGGGTTAGCACCTCTTGGTTTCAGTTTTTTACTTTTTGCCAGTCGCTGCATTATTAATTTATTTAATCCGGACGGATCAATGAGCTCAGCGCCACGTCTTTTCTTTAATCGTTGCTGCCGCATTTGGCGTTGTAATTTTTTAATTTGGTCCGCCGTTAATGTAGCCATTATCTTCTCCTCTGACGAATTTCCGTTTCTTTTAAATCTGTTTTTTTATCTTTTATGGTTTTGTCCATCTTTTCTAAATTAACATTTGCACGTAATTGTGCAATATCTTCTTGGCTTTGTATCTTTTCTTTTTGCATGTCTGTGTTTTGGCCTAATTTTTTATCTTGGAAGTCCAATTTTTGTTGTTCTTCCATTGCTTTTCGCTGAATATCTTTTTCTCTCAAATCAATTTCTTGTTGTTTTAAGTCAACCAAAGGATCCTGAGAACGTTGTTCTAGCATTTCTTCCTCTTCTTCCAGCATTTTATCAGTAATCTCTGCAATACGAGCTGCGATCTGCTTTGCTTTCGCTAATTCAGCTTCCTGTGCCACTCTTTGGGCTTGTTGCATTCTCTGTGGATCTTGTTGTGCTTCTTGTAACATGCTTTGAACTTGTTGTAATTCTTCAGACATTAATTGTTCAATTTCCTCTGTAGCCATTAAGGAAATATGCTCAGAAATATGGGCCTGCAGCAGACTCATTACTTGAGGATTTTGACGAACAAGAAAAGAGCTCATAAAAGAACGATGAGCTTCAATATGGGCTTTATGATCTTGTTGAGGAAAAGCATTTAATTTTTGTCCTTGCATTGAATTAGAATTTTCTCTCGCTGGATCAATAGGCATTGGTTTAGGAGGTTGAGGTAAAATAATGTCAATGTCCCTCACCCCTAGCGCCATATACATGCGCCTATAAGCTTCGTACATATTATGTAATTCCGGAGCGGCCTGTGCCATTTGCATTTGAGTCTGTGCCAGAGTAACACGCTGTGACATAGAGAAAATATTAGGATCGGAGACAGGAATAATATCTATCCTATCATCAAAATCTGTAACTTTAATTTGTCGGTCTCCACCCTTGACCATATAAGGATATTCAGGAGGCAAATATGTTTGAATAACATTTGCTAATAACTTGAATTCCTTTTTCTGTGAATAGTGTAAACGCTTATGAATAGCGTTCATAACTTTTGTCCCGCGTTCAATAAGTGCCATGGTTGTTCCAACAGGATTGGCCTGTGAGCCTTCTCCTATTTTTTGATCAGCAATAGCAGCAAACTTTTGTCCTGCCTGGACAACAAAACCTAAAAGTTGAAATAAAACTGCATCAGGTCCCTTGTAAGGTAAAGGAACTAGTCCTTCCCTGAGATTTCCGCTTGGGGCATCAACGTCTCGGAACTCTCCTGGCTGGAGTGGATTGTCGTCGTCCCGAATTCGCAATCCTCTAGCTTTAAAACCCGCTGGAAGATTGGACAACGTACCTGCATCGATAAGTTGTCTAAGGGCTGCTGTGGCAGTCCTTGAAAGACCCCCGAGCATGTGGATAAGGCCAAAGCCATAAAAACCAAGACCAGGTAAAAACTTATAGTGAACAAAATATTGAACTTTCTTTTTAAGTTGATCATTGGGATTCCAGTTACGATAAATAGATAACACTTTAGTTGATCCTTTATCAATGGTTACAATGTAAGGAACTTTTACACCTTTGGGATCTTCAAAACCTACAAGGTCCAAGTCCACGTGGAACTCCAATAAATTATAGGTATCCATCAAGGATTCCTCGTTTGTTCCTTCTAATTGGTTGTATTTACTTTGAATGTCGCTGTCGGTTGGTAAAGAGGGATGAATATCAATGTCACGGAAAAAACCGGATGCTTGCTTCTTGCGCAATTCATTATCCATCATCGTCACGACGTGGCATACACGTTCGCACGATTGAATATCTGTTGTGAGATAAGGCAGCACGATATCTTCGGCTGGTATAAACTCGGCGACAGCGCGTTGTTTAAGGTCTGAATAATAAACCTTTTTAAACGCACTGCCAGCGAGCGGGAGGAAGAAGAGTAACTGATCCATATCCGGATCATACTCTTCCATGACATCCATGATTTGATAATTCATGAAGTCTTTTACTCTGTTAGCTTGTTCCTGAACGTCAGGAGTAATATTGCCAACAATCTGTGTTCTCACCGGCCCATCGGCAGGGAGTAATTCTTTATAGGCTTGTGCTTGAAATTGGGTAACAGTCTCCGCTAATAACGGATGGGTCACGGAACTTGCGCCCGCGAAGGGCTGTGTCCGGTCCGTGTACTTAAATCCTAAAAGATCTAAGCCATCCACGTAGGCTTTTTCCCAATCCCCTCGTGTGGATTTGTCTTCTTCAAAATTCCCGAATAAATCATTGGCTAAGGTACTGAGCTCCCCTTCGGGAACAATTTCCGCCAGGTTAACGCCAAACTCTCCTTGAGCCGCGGTCAGCGGATCAGGATTAATTAACGCAGATCCATCCTCCATCATCTCTACGTCTTCCTGTACCACTTCTCCTGGTGCCTTGATCTCTACATTTGCTGCTTCCTCGACAACTAAATCTTCTTCTACTTCGGGTCTAATTGGTTGTTCAGCCATTAGTAATATTCTCTCTCCTCACGCTCAACGGGTTCATCCTCATAATCATCAGGTAATGCCAGTAATCCCCCTTGTCTAAAACGCATCAACGCCTGTGTCACGGTATCCACGTAATCATCATGGTCACCATACGGGAAAGCTGCACATTCTTCAATAACTTCTTCCGCCCATCTCTCTTTTGGTGCCCATACTTTTCCTGATTCAAATAATGTTGAACATGCGTTAACCCTTGTATGCTTATCATTTCCTTTACTTGGTGTAAAGTTAATCACGGGAATGCCCACTTGGCGCAGCTCATGCGTGAGGGGCATACCGCTTGCCTTTGCCTCGATGATTGTGGTCTCCGGTTCCCAGTATTTGTACTGCTTGTACGCAATTCTTTTCAGCTCGGGAAAATCCCATCTACCTTTTTGCGCATCCAGTAAAATCATGGCCGGCGGTTCGTGCTCCACGGGCTTAAAGACACCCCAGGTGGTAATCGCACTAAAGTCCGCGGACTCCTTCTTGGAGTAAGCTGTATCATAGCTCTGAATAATGTGAATGAGATCGGGAATGTCCTCCTTCTCCCATCGTTGCCACCATTCACGCTTAATAAGCGCTCCCTCCTCGGACGTCGGATTCTGCTGATACTGGGATTGCCATTTGGCCTCGGAAAGCGACGCCTTAGTCTGCATCAGCACATCTTTTTTCCAGTACCCCGGCCAGAGCGACTTACCGCTTGGCAGGATTGCCGGAAACTCTATAACCTCCCATTGATCCGCCATAGGCTCGGACTGGTTGCGCAGCAACCGTTCGGTCAAATCCTTTGTGGACCACCTGGTCATGACAATCACAATAGATCCACCCGGCTGTAACCGTTGACGTGGACCAGAGGTATACCATTCGTACGCATTGTCCAAAGCGGACTCGGAGAGTGCATCTTGCTCGGAATGTGGATCATCAATAATCAGTAAATCCGCACCACGACCCGTGATAGCTCCCCCCACGCCTGCGGCGAAATACTCACCGCCCTGGTTAGTCTCCCACCGGCCCGCGGCCTTTGAATCAAAAGCGAGTTTCACGTCAGGGAAACTTTTACGGTATTCAGGGGAATCAATTAAATTTTTCATCTTACGACCGAAACGAAAAGCGAGCTCCGCGTTATGCGTAGTCTGCATCAGCTTTGCCTTTGGATTTCTTCCTATAAACCAGGCAGGGAAAAGATAGGATGCAAACTCTGACTTAGTATGCCTCGGAGGCATATTTACAATAAGACGTTTTAAAGTGCCATCAGCAACTCTTTGAAGCTGATTAGCGTATTTAAGATGGTGGTCTCCTTGAATAAAGTCAGACCACACAGATCTAACAAACATTAAAAATTCTGTTTGAGTCGTGTGTTGATACTCCATTTCAAGTTTTTTAAGGATAATTTTAAGATCATTATCGGATATATGCTCGAGTTTCTGCGGATTAAATTGCATATTGAATGTTTTACCATATTCTATGTTTATATCAATCATGCACGAAAGCAGAATACGAGGAATCCTCTTCTTCTATTTAGGGGGGTGGGGTAAAAATTTGAGTAATAGTAAATTGTCAATTAATCGTAAGTACCTAACGTGAAAGTTAGTTCAGTAATTCTATGACCTGCGATTAATCGCAGGTCATAAAGATTTATTTAATATCCGTTAGTCTTTATTCTTATTAATTATGTTTGTTTCTGTTGGGTATCTTCCATCAGTAGTATTATATTTCGCTGTTGATTTATATTTAAACAATGATGGTTTTATATTCTTAACTGAAGATATAATCTTATCTATATCTTCTTTTAAGTTTTCTAAATTTTCAACAGTTGAAAACAATTCTTGTTCTTGAAATTTATTTAACATTATAATCCTTCCTTGTTAAAAATTTTTACTCTTTTAGACTTTGTATTTTTTCAGAGGGCTAACCACTAACCAACGGATTGGTTGTTCCTTTAAGTATAGAGTGAATATTTATGGTCGATTAAAAAATCTATAACCTCATTGTTATTTTTTTTCACATACTCGCTTAATTGATCTTCACTCATTTGTAATAACAAATCTTCGTCAAATGGTAAGTCAAGAAAATCTTCTGATAGTTCGTCAAATAGTTCTTCTCGTTTATCATTAGCGATTTGTTTTGTTGGTATATAATCGTCATCATAATCTTCATAATCATAAGGATCATTCCAAGTATGTTTACCATAATTCCCCAACATGTTACCACCCCAACGATAAGTATTAAAACAGTTATCGTTAGAATAAAAGATTTTATCTTTTTTAGTCCAAAGTTTTTTATTTACATAAATAAACTTGTTAGTTTTTCCGTCTGCAAATACTAACCTAGAACCTTCACAATCCCTGTCTAATTGTTCCAACCATTTTTCATTATATAATAAATTAGGGTTAGATTTTAAAACAGGACGCAAAAAATATTTTACGAATTGATGTGTATCTGATCTATCTTGATCAATTAGAGCCGTTGGTAACATAGGTGAATTATGCATTAAAGAAATTGCTTGTCCGTCTTTTGCTTTTGACAAAATCGGTATCGGGTGAGTATTAATTTTATCTTTAACCCCAGCCGTTGCAAATCTAAAATGCAATGCTATTTTACCATGACAATCCTCTAAAACTGATTTAATTAAACTTTCAATTTCAGAAAATTCTTTTGACATAGATTTTTTAGATACAATACTATCATTTTTAAAATACATTAAACCAAATCCGTCATTGTTAGTTCTTAACGCATTTTGTAAAATATTAGTTTGTTTTATTACTTTATCTTTTTGACCTACTACAATTAAACACATAATCAACCTCGCTTTCTAGTGTAAAAAATTGTCTTTTCTTTTATTCTTTTCAATGACTCATTTTTTAAATAACGTTTTTTAATTAACCAATTAAATAAATATGGGTACTGAAAATGATTAGAACGAACATAAGAAATAAAATCAAAATAATTAGGATTTATATTTGTACATTCACTCATTGCATATTGAGAAATAGAAACGACAAATTCTAAAGTTTTAAAAAAACTTTCTTTTTTGACGTTACCACTAAAACACCTAAATTCATGTGTTTTAGTTCGTTGTACGTAGGGGTGAAATGCCCCACGATCACGATAAGTTTTTATATCTTTTATTTTTAATAGATTATTTCTACTGCAATAATGTGTCGCTGTTCTGCCACTAACACTATCAATAAAAGTTTTATTAATATCACTATTAATAAATTCTAAAATCTTACCTACTGCAAGTCTAGAGAAAAAAGATTGATTAACATGAATATGTAAACCTGTGCTTTGATCTTTATAACTACGCAAGTATTGTGCCGAATTCTCAAAAAATATATCCCATGCTGTTTTATGATATTCAAAAGTTGCTGGCTTTGAAACAATTTCAAAACCATAACCGATTGAAGAATCTTCTTTACAAATTGCAAAGTTTTTTAAATCATGTTGAGTTATATTATATGCTAGATCACCACGTGATAACCTTGAAGATGATCTTACTTGTACCTCATCTTCAATCCCTAAAGTTAAAGTTCTATGGTTAAAACTTTCACTTTCATAGGGTTTAAATAAAGGTGTAGTATTCCTAAAGCTTCCAGACATATATGAAAAAATATGTTCGCTTGCTTCGGGTCTATCTTCATCTTCATTGTCATAATCTTCTTCATAATCATCTTCTTCAAAATCATGAATGTCCCTGTCCCAATCATCATTATGTACATAGCATTCACGTCTTTCTGAATACCTAAAATGTTCATTTTGACATACGTTACAAATAGTTTCATAATTTTCAAAAGAATTCTCTGAAATATAATTGTTAAAATCATCTTCCAAAGATGTTGAACAAACATTACATCGTAAGGTTGCTTGTTCAGTTGTAGTAGTATTATTATTATTATTTTCATTGGGCATAATTAACCTCGCTTTCTGCTTTCTGAAAAATTAGGTTAACCCTCTGAAAAAATACAAAGTCTTATTTTAAAAT